GCGTGAGCGGCCCAAATTTATTCATGTAGTCACGCGAGGAGTTGTTAACCTCATAAGGACTCTACATGTGTAAATATACGTTTTCGGACATACGCTATAGAAATTTGCGACTCAAAGTAAAAATTCAAGACCCAGATAAGATGCTAACATCTTACTAGGGTTTCGTATATAAAACCTTTGAGCTACAAGTAGCACAACGTAAGATGTAAAACATCTCATCCAGGAAATGAATGTTGTAATTCATTACCCCTGCTCAGCCGCCGAGCAGTATCCTGACTTCCTCTGTTGAGAAAGCCTCTTGCGACATTTTATTGACTGTCGTCATTATTGTGTAAAACCAGTTTAGATCGAACCCATTTTGATCTAAGTTGGCGTAGGGTTACCATAAGCATAATACACTGGAGCACCAACGAAAAGTCCGAGTTGGAAATCTTCTGCTGTTGCAATGTATTTATCTATTCTCATGCTAGAACTATCGGCAAAAACATCATTACTGAGTTCATGACCAGAATGGAGACCAGCATAATAATTGGTATCTCTGGCAGGTACAAAACGTTGCCCTGCTGTATAAAAGGGAGTCTCATATTCGAGACAAGGATTATTTAATATTGGTGTAAGAGCAGTACCACCGGTAGACCGGCGTGTCGTTTCTAACATTTCGGATCTTCTGTCACCAATATTAGCACTATTCAATGGATGTGATGACTGTCCGTTACTAACACCGAAAATATTGTGACGTGCGACACCAAAAGTTCCTAAGGTGGACGAAGTAGTACCAGTAAGAATAGCTTTATGACGTAATCCTCCACGTCTGCATGCAAATGCTGGCGTCAACCAATTTAAAAGTGTTTGATTGCAAAAGCTATATGGTGCGCCAACACCTACAGAAGGAACAGCAGTATCGTGTCCATTGGGGTCCCAACCCCTATAATATGGGAAATCAGTTAAATTTGTAGAAACTATTCTAGTATCTGTGCCAATCTCTCCAGGCCACCAGGAAGTGTGATAATTATAACGTCGTAACATATCTCGGAAACTAACGATTCTCTCACCCTGGTAAACTAGGTATTGATTGTCATCTGGTATCATTCCTGACATATCACCAAAACCCTGAATATCGTGAGAACAATCAGGAGCATTGGAAACGTCATTGGAAGTTGCTAGAGCTTCTGGTGCAGATTCAGCTTGTTCAACGAAGTAAGAAGTATTTTTAATGCCACTAACGGAAGGAACAGCAAGAGCAAAATCTTGCCCTCCGCTAACCCATACTTGAATTTGAACTTCTGCCGCGTCAGTACTAGGAGTTGTAAGTTCATTGACTACATAAACGGAAAGAGTTCCATTATCAAAGAACGTACCACCAGTTACACTAGCAGAAGTGCTAAAAGTTTGTGCAAGACCATAAGAGTCTGCACCATAATTAACATTCCAAGCACGAATATCAGCCCATTTAACTTCATATTCAAAATCTCTATCTTCACTAATATCTATTGTAGTTGAATACACTTGATTGTAAGGAACCGCACCAGCATTGTTAGCTAGTGGATTATAAACGAGACGCAAACGGCCTCTGTGGTATTCTGAACAAACTACATTAAATCTAAATTTAATAGAACCTTGCCATGCTTCAAAAGGAGCAGCAGCAAAAGCAAGTGCAGTGGGATGAATTTCAGTACCTGCAGAATGTGATAAAGTTTCCACCAAAGCAGGTGTTACTAACATAGATGCCAAAAGATCATCGGGACCTGCAGATTCTGGCCAAGGAAATTGTTTCCAAAAACTTGGTCTTTGTGCAATAGCACTAATAGCAAGTTCATCTTCTCCACCTAAACCCATAACTCGGGTATCAATAGATAATTCATTCTTAGAATCAAGAGACAATTTTACAAGTGTCTCAGGAGTGTCTGTATTACATAAATTACCCATATAACGTGGTGTATAAGGACGAATATCTTCCAAAACCTGAGGTCTGGAATATCCAAATACTTTAGCAACTTGCCCAATACGTGAAGCAATCATAGAAGTTGCTTTTGCGTAAGGAGCAATAACTGGGATTTGTGAAAGTATGCTAGCTGCACTGGCAATGGCAGAAGCCGGTT